AATACAATTAGTAATATCTGAATAGGTGTCATAGTTATTCAAAAAACATATAACGAATAATTGATATCATTAACACACATAATCCAAACCCGATCATAAATGGTACATCAAACCAGTAGAACATTTGCTTTAGTTTTTTCATATAAATAATCCTAATTTGTAATCGGGCTCATTTTTTTTCTCTTGATATTCTTTCAGATAATTGGTCATAACCGCACTTTCACGCTTCATCTTTTTATTTTCATAAGTAAATAACGTTGTGCCATTTTTCAGCCTTGTGTTGACGATGTGTTCAGTAGCATTACAGTAGTTGTTGCCATTTTTATGAGTGCAGCCAAACCGCTCCCTTAATCCATTGATACGAGCATTATATTGATAAATAAATAGGTCTTGTATAAAGTAAGTAGGGTGTAATCCGGACGGATTATTCTTTAATGCTTTTAAGATTTTATCTTCTTGAGTTGTCATAGAATTTTAATTAATTCAACATAATTTATAAATTATTTATCATTCTTTATAAATGGAACCACCTCGTCATAATAAATAGTTTTTACCGATCCAATTGTATAGTCGTATTTTTCGGCAAGCTTTGACCATCCAAGTTTTTTAGTAGTAACGTCTATATACATTGCTTTCAACATCTTTTCCCTTTTTTTTCTTGCTAATTCTCTCTTTGTTATAAATTTCATATTAAATTTAAAGTTCAATTGTTAATAAATAATTTCTAGCTGCGTCAATACGTTCGCGCAACTGTACCTCGTATTCGTCTTCCCATTTTATACTATACGATTTTACTCTTTTGCTCTCTTCGATATCGTCAAAAATAAAGTTATTTCTATATTGATCTGTCAATTCCTCCGGTATGTTGAACGAGAGTTGATATAGAGCGTGGCTGATTAAATCTTCCGGTGTGTTAACTAGACAATAAATAAGTGTTGAATCTTTCTCTCCTGTCATCCACATATATCCAATAAGCTGCCAAAAATAATCCTTAAGAGCCTTTTTCTCATCGACCGCAGCAAAAGTATGCAAATCCCATGACGTTTTAATATCAATAAGATTTGGTTTGATTATGTCCGGCGTTCCTATAACGTAATCATTCTCAATCTCTATATTATTTTTAAAGTATTTATTTCCAGTAACACGCTCAACAAGTTCAATACTATCAGTCTCGCATTCAATACCCTTTTTGGTGTACTTATTTCCAATCATTTCAATTTTAGTTCGGCCAAATACCTCTTGAATATATATCTCGCGAAGATAAGACTTTGCGGTTTCAGATAATATATCGCTCTTACTCCGGCTATTAGTCATAAGTCTAGGAAGACCCGAGCAGTGGAATTTGTGCGTGGACCAATCAATATTATTCATATTTTTTTATTTATGGTAGTAATTGGTAAATTTTCGTAATGATCTATAAGCCCTGAAATAGCATCTTTTGTTAGTTCTTTTGTGCTTACAATTCCGAGTCTCTTTTTAAATTTTTTACGGTCTATCATATGAATGTCCATGAGTACTACTAGCTTTCGGACTTGCTTTGTTGTTGCTAGTTCTTGAGCATCTATCATATAATAAAATCATAACATATTTATAACACAATGTCAATTCATATTACTTGCTTGTTTCCTTATATCACCACTCAACTTAAGCAGTATATCCTTTGTCTCTGCTGTTATTTTCTGCGCTCCTTTGGTTGATACTGCCGGCATTGAAATTTTATCAATAGTACTTGCCAGATCAATCAATTTTTCTTTATCAGGGGCCAGTAATTTTTGTCTCTCAATCTCGTCTTTTGCTTTTTGCTCTGCCTGTTGTTTTAACAACTCATCATTTTTTTTCTTTGCTTCCGCCTCTTTTTCCTCTCGGATCTTCGCTTCTATTTTCTCAATTTTATCTCTCTCGGACTGAAGAGCTTTTGCTTGTTTTTGCCTCTCAATTTCAGCAGCCTCTTCACGTTCTTTTGCTTCTTTCCGGAGTTTAATATTATCGAGCCGAATTTGTTCTTGTTCTTTTTGATAGGCCAGCTCTTTTTGTGTAGCCTCTTCTTTCGCCCTTTTTTCCGCCTCTATCTTGTCATCCTTGGCCTTTTTACATCTATCTCGCAGCTCTTTGAATACGTCCTCTGACATGTGTTTCAAGCTATATATACAAACATCCTCAACATATTTTGAAAGCTCATTCACTCGCTCTTCATATATCTTATTAGCTCTCTCTTCTGCTATAAACTCAGCGTATTTTTCTTGAATCTTCAAGTGATTTTCTACAGGGACAATAAGAGCCTTAAGAACGTTATTTATTCCATCTATCGCAAGCCCTTCGCGTCTGCTTGATTCCTTAAGAGCCACGCGCGTCTTTTCGGCTGCAACTCTTACTTTTTGTAATGCTAATCTTGCCGATCTTGCTTGTTCCATGCCTACAGTATCTTTTTCATCATTTACCACGATATTCTTATTCTCGGCAACTATTGCCTTTGCTTCCTGAAAATATTTATCAAAACTCCCAACTAGCGTTTCTATTTTGTTTTTTTCAAGGCCGCTTTTCTCGGCAATGACCACTAATTCATTTTTCATATCTTATTGTTTTTTAGTAAAATTTTTAATAAGTTCCTCGTTGCTCTTATATCAGACATAGCGTCATGGGCTATTATCTCTATTCCAAAATGCTCACATACAGTTTTTAACTTATAATCATTAAGACTTAATTTTCCAGAGTAATCCATAAAGTGAACGTATTGCATAACGTCGATAGCTCTCCAGTTTTGATAGGATCCAGTACCGTATCTATTCCCTCTTTTATGAAAAAATGATTGTAAAAAATCCAGATCAAATCGAACGTTATAACCTGCCGGATAAAATTTATCCATCTTGTCATACTTATCAACATGTTCCTCGATCATATTGACAAACTCTTTATAAACTAGGTCCGGAATTGTTCGTGTTTTAGTCCGGTTGTTTCTACGTCAAAAAATAAAGTTTTTTTCATATTATTTATCCTCCCCTTTTTTACTCAACTCTTTAACCTTCTTATCATATAACTCTTGTGTATCAACATCAGTTATAAAGTCTTTGCATGTCTCAAGATCTTTAAGTATTATGCTTTCTTTTATATGCTTGACAACTCTGGCCCTCTCTTTGTCTTTTGCAATATCTTCAGACAGTACCGGAGTGTTATCAACATAATCTAGTTTATCATCTTCTCTTATAACTGCCTGATCGGCAAGTATAGCTTTTTGAAGATCTGTTGTAAGTGGTGCATATTTGGATAGTAATAGTTTAATTAATGTTTTTCTTGCCATAGAGTCAAAGTCCTCAGTCCATAATCCGTAACCACGTTTCATACTTTGAGAATATCTTTTCCCATGAGATTTTAATTCCGAAATAGTCATATACAAAGTTTTTTTGAAACCATTTATCAACTCAATATATCCAACATAGCCCACGGCATCATTTTTAGCCCTCTCTTCAGCAGGTAGCCAGTCAAAGGTAATCTCGCCAGTCAATCTGTCAAAGTGTGTAATCTCGCCATCGTGTACGGCCGCTACGTTGATAGTTTTCATTTGGTTAGATCTTTGTGCTAGTTGGATGAATCCCCTATATCCCATCTGGAACTGTGCCAACCATTTATAGGATTTGTCTTCTTGCTTTTGTCTATATGGGACTATGTATGCAAATCCAAGATTTTGATTAATCGGAAGACTAATAGAAGCGGCTGTCATTGCAGCATTTAATAATGACGCCGGTTCACAAGTAGAAAGTTTTTTATTTGAATTTATTGTAGAGAGTAAAGAGATAATAAATTGTGGTGCATGGTCTTTTAAAACCTCTTGTATACGACCCTGTACCAGCGGGCTATTTATATACTGTTTTACTGTGATGTCATTAGTCATAATATTGTTTAATTGTTAATAATAAAAATATAACACAAATATAACAAATTGTCAAGTAATAATTTCCCCTTCTCCGCTTGCAAGTCTCTTTGAATTTTTTAGGTAATCGCTTTTAGTTTCTTCATAATTCAATTTAAATTCAACTATATAAGACTTGTTAATAATGCTTCCATCTGGCAATACAACAAAGTTCAAACGGCTCTTGATTATAGAGTTCTTTTGCGCACCTGTCACCATATACTCCGATTTATTATTTAAGATAAGATTGTATTTCTTTTTCTCTTCTGATAATTCCGATACTTTCATATTTTTAATGCTCCAGTCTTAGTGGATTTTGCTTTCTCCTGTTGGAGGAAAACTTTTAATTGTCCGAGCTTTGTCTCAAGCTCATAAGGTGTTGTAATTCTAGGGGCATATGGCATGGCGTTGGTTTCCTCTAGCCGAACAACTGCTTTTTCAAGCCAACCAATACCATACTTGTTAATTAATCGTTTTGTGCTTGCTCTCTGGGTCTTATTAACAAATAGAACTTCAGTAGATGGGTTTATTTTTTTAAATAAATTTATCCCTTTTGCTATGTCTTTTGTTATTGTCTTTTGTATAGTGTATATTGTGTCCGCCTGTTTAGGCAACTTTTTATCCTGAATAGGCAACTTTTTATCCTGAATAGGCAACTTTTTATCCTGAATAGGCAACTTTTTAACTTCTGTTACCTGTTTAGGTAACTGCTTCCAAAGCTTGCTATTCTTCTGGAATGCTATTTTGTTGCCTGTTTGGGTAACTATTTTACGCTTAATTAGTTTTTTAACCGTTCTTGAAACGTGAGACTTGTGCATATCGGTAAGCTCTACGAATTGACTATTTGATATCCAGTCCTCTTTTTTGTTCCATCCGTAGGTTTTTATAAAAATAGCCCAGATGATCTGGCTTTCGTATGAGCTCATATAGGTTTTGGCTAGGTATTTAGCTATATCGGTAGCTAACTTTATGAATCCATCTTCAACTTGTGGTGTATTACTCATGGATATCCTCCTCTTGGTTTACTAATATGTAACCTTTCCCATTACATGAGTGGCAAACCTTCTTCCCATATTGAACCGTTCCATAACCTGAACAGTTTGGACACTTGAAAGGTAAAACCTTCGGCTTAACTTTTGTAATGTCAATAATTTGGTTTATTTCATCAATCTCTTCCATAAATATAACAATCATCAATCAATTACTTCCCTGCACGCGTCCCCAAATTAGAATATTTTAACTTTACACTTTTATAATTATTTAATCAAGTGATAATTAATATTCTGTCTTCCAAATAACCTTGCCAATTGCACAGTCTCAAGGTATAAGTCAAAGCGTCCAGATCCCTGTATCATCCCGCCCACATCTTCACATACAACCTCTCCAATTCCCTCAAGATAGAACGTGCGCCCAAGGTTTGCCCTATCACATGCAACGGTTTTGTTAGGGACTGGAGTTGTGCCTGTTGCTGTTCGTCCCTCGGGATGATTGCGAAGTGAAGGACAATTCATATCAATTTCTTCATCAGTCGTCAATCCTCCACAAGAGTAAGCGGTTACAATAGCGGTCTTTGTCTTTGAATTTGCCGCTGGTGAGACTTTAGGCGTAGGAGTGGTGGTGGGTATTACATTGATTGATTTGTTTTCAATTATGGGCGTTAAATCACGTCTAATAATAGGGTTCTGAAATGGTGATCTTAGTCTGTAATTTGTGAAGAACCAAAAGACACTGATCGTTGCCACAATTCCAATTATTAATGATGTCATTCCCACAACTACATACATTGTTTTGTTTTCTTCTGTAAATATTTTCATATAGTTATTTAATTTTTAATTTCCTGTCGTAATACATTCCTCCAAATTATAATTAGCTTCCATAATGTCGTCTATCTCATCGGCATCATAAGCCATATTGCATTTGTCACAGTTATAAGTGGTATCTGCGTAGTCATACCACATAGGTCCTTCACAATCTGGACATTGTTTTTTGATTTCTGTTTTCATAAATTTTAATTAATTAATAAACTTTTATTTGTTGGACAAATAGTAAATATGTGAAAGTTTCCACCATTACCACTACTATCGCCCAACCGTTGACCGTCTATCCACCGGAAACCAAGCGAGTGCATTTTATTCTGTAACTCTGCGTTTCCGTACCATTTAATCTTATTGTTGTATATTCTCCATATACCTTTCATTGAGCCAGTTTTAATATATTTTGGCATGGCTTCAATACCATTTTTTATGAGATACTCTTTCATTCTTTTGTTTTGTTCTGTCATAAGTTAATTTAATTTGTAATTATCTATCTGCCCAATAACTGCTAGTGCTTATCTTGTCTGCATATCTTTTGTAATAAGCAGCAAGTCTTTTCTCGTATTTTTTATCTTGTTCTTTTAGTACTTGGATGATCTTTTCTTTTTCTTCTTGCGTTGCTTTCTGGTCTGTTTCGAGCGCTTCGTATGATCGTCTATTACTCCAATGCTTGATAAGTCCGTCTGTTTTGTCATTTGTATATTGTGTAAATATCACGACTTCGTAATTATCTTCTACAAGTTTTTCAAGCCATTTCCTATTACTATTCATTCTCATATTGTAGTTTTTGAAGGTATGAAATTCTTTGCCGATATCCTTTGCCATTTCGCCAGTACTGTAATCAATATCTGCATAATATAGCGTGCTATCAATTCTTGGCTTACTGCATATGTCAAGGTAATAAGTACCCATATCAGCATAAATTGACGACTTTAGACAATGATCTACCATTCCTTGATCTACTTCTCCATTTCTTTTTATCCATTGTTGAGATAAAAGTTCTTTTACAGTTTTCATAAAAAAATTTAATTAAATTGATAACCTAATTCCTGATAAATACTAACCGCTTCCTTAACCTCTCTCTCGTCCTTTTCTATCTCCCTACGTTCTGCGCGGGCCTCTCTCTCTTGCTCTTCTGTTAGTTCTTTATAGATATCGTACATAAGATTTAGAATAATTAATAACATGATTTGATTATATAACCATTATATAACCATTGTCAAGCCAATATATAAAAAAATACACATAATGTGTGTATAGTTGCAAAACTAGCAAATGCATGATTGTGTCAAAAATAAAGTAGTAAAAAAAAACGCAAATATGATATGATATACACATGGTATATAACGATTCTGTACTATTTCAAGGAATCATTCAAGATATAGACTTTCTTCTATTTGGATCGAGCGCAGTATTTAATGAAGACTATTCTCTTGCTGACAGGACGCGCAATGTAAATGTTGCCCTTGATGAAGTTGTTGCGGAATTATACAAAGCAGACCCAAATCACAAATGGGATGATACTACAAATACCGACTTTCCTTTTGCAACGCTAGATTTAACCGCAAACCAAGATCATTACACGCTTTTAGATAGCTCTCTTGTTATCCACAGAGTAAGAATGAAAGACCGAAACGGGGTCTATTTTACTTTAACTCCGGCGCTAAGATCTGAGCTAACAGACGGCGAACTTAACTCAACAGGCACACCAAGCAAATACCACAAAATAGGTGGCGCAGTATTCCCAGTACCAGTACCAGACTATGGTTATGCAGATGGCGTAGAGCTTGAATTTCAGCGTGGAGGTAACTATTTTACAGCAATTGACACAACCAAAAAACCCGGATTTAATCCCGAGTTTCATCAATACCTATCAATATCAGCATCATTAAGGTATGCTATTCCAAATGGAATGGATAAAAAAGCAGCTGCGCTAAGAGCTGAAAAGCAATCAGTACTTAATGCAATAAGAGAGCATTATGAGAGAAGGTCCCCAGACATGAGACCAAAGATGAAACTCAAACACAAAAGCGCTAATAGCTACGGATTATAATTTTAAAATAAAGCATTGTAGCCAATAGATGAGCAAAACCATAATACCAACCCTTTATAACCGACTAGAAACTGAAATCAATTCCTATATGACTGGGAAAATAGAAATTAGTGAGAGAGTATTTTTCAGTCAACACCAAACCATATCAAGAATATTCAGATTTAAAAATAGAGACCTTTCAGGATCTAAACTAAACGACGATCTGTCATATGATTATTACTTCGATATAATCTCCCCCAGAGCAGATAGTGAAGTTAAAAACCTACGCTTTGACACAAAAAATATTGTTGTTTTCTCCCAGAATCCACGCAAAGATTTTCCTGTTGTCTTCATTTCAAACGCCACACTTAAAAAATGGATGGCTGAGAATGGGGAAGATGACAAGCTAAAAGCAGCAGTTGAGGAATTTACAGCCAATGGCAACGTTGGATTTAAAAAAGTTGAAGGAGGGTACGAGATTATTGACTCCATGAATACATACATCACAAACCAAACAGCCGAATCAATCGACGACACTAACATTATAGAGCGCCATGAGATGACAGCATCAGACATAAAATCAATGGAGGGATGGGACAACAAGAAAAAAGTAATATCTGAGCTAGGCAACAAGTTATTCACCGCCACAAGAGAAACTACTTCTCTAACTTCAACGACAAACAAATACGAAATATACGAATATACAGGAGAAGTATCTGAGCTTGAATTTAACCAATGTCAAGGAAAAGACGAAGGAAGTGAGCATAATTATTTCTTGGCAAAAGTTATTGTTGCCGGACTTGAGAAGAGCGGAAACGGAGAAAAATATACATTGTTTGCTGAAAAACTAGATGGAAAATTATCTGACCATTATGTATACGCACATCGAGGAAGATATGAAGGAAGATTTTGGAGAGTGGGAATGTATGAGCTATTATTCGACCATCAAATAAGAGCAAACGAGATAGGCAATCAACTAGCACGCGGGCTAGAATGGGCCTCTAAGGTTATATTCCGGAGTGAAGATTCAAGGGTGCTGCAAAATATTCGTGCTGATCTGGATAATGGTGATGTCATAATTGCCAGAGATTTAGAACAAATCAATGTTCGTATGCAGGGACTAGATCAACTTATTGCAGATTGGAATAGATTATCAGCAGACGCAGATCGCCTATCAAATTCACTTGAAGTTGTCCGCGGGGAAAATCTACCATCCGGAACACCTTTCAGGATGGGAATGCTACTTGACCAAAACGCCGGAAAGATGTTTACACTTCTACGACAGAAGGTATCAATGCCATATAAAAGAGTATTTAGAGAATGGGTACTACCTGAGCTTATAAAAGATCTAAAAGCGCAGGACATATTCAGATTAGTCGGAGAGACAGACATGATCGATCAACTACAAGACATATTGGCTGAAAGTTGGTATGTCAACAACCTAGTCAAGATAGGACCACACACCGCAGAAGTTGCAGATGCAATTAAAAAGGAAAAGAAAGCAGAACTTAAAGAGCTGGACCCAGTCATTGAGAATATGAAGGAAATCTGGAAGGGTGTACTACCACGACTATTTGTTACTATAACCGGAGAAAACTCTGATATACAAGATCAGATACAAGACTTGATATCACTTATACAATATGAGAAAGATCCAAACAGAGTTAACTGGATATTAGATACGATATACAAAGCACGCGGGATTCCAATTCCACCACCACAAGAACCTCAGCCGGTAGACGCAAATCAAATGCAGCAACAACCAACAAAAGAAAGCGGAGGCAATCCAGAGCAGACAAGTGCGCAAGATGCACAACAACCATTAATACAATAAGCATGAATAGTAAAAAAGCAAAGTTGCTGAGAAAGAAAGCAAAAGAGTACGGCTTGAAGTATTCTAAAGTAAAAGCAGCGTATAAAAAATTAAGTAATAAAAAAAGAAACATATGAGCGATATAGATTTTAGTATAGATATAATAAATTTTAACGAGGGGCTGTCACCGCTTTCCCATATTGACAGCAAAACATTTATTGGCGCTAGTGGCCAAGCCTCTGATATGAAGGCGGATATCATCTCAAAACCCGGATTTCTTACACAAAGTCCCGCTCTTGTGAACCTAACAAACGGAACACAAGCCGGAACCGTATCGGAGATTATTCGATACATACTTGACCAGCCAACTGCGAGCGATACCACTTACGCTATAGGAGCCACAAAGCTTTTTAAAGTAAGCTCAACTGCCGTAACAAGTGGAGGCTCGCCTAGTTGGCCTCAAATAATAACAAACATGACAGAAGGGGAAAGCGTCATTAGATTAAAAACAAATCTATACGGATTTTTTAACAAAGCATCAGGAGGAGATATATTCAAGATGCCATTAGCAACAGAAGTAATCGATCATACATGGGGATCTGTAGCAGATCAAGCTCTAGAGAAAGCTATTCACCCTGTAGCTGTCAAAGAGGATATTATGGTTTTTGGAAATGGAAGATATGTAGGAGTGTACGTTGAAGGATTAGCAACGCTTGACACCCAGAAACTAGACTTTGGAGAAGGTGCCGAAGTAGTAGACGTAGTTTTTAGTGCAAATGTTTGGTGGATAGCGGTCAATTCAGGAGAAGGAAAAAGGAGTCAGATATATATGTATGATGGGTCTGCAATATCCAATATACTATCAGATGAAACAGGTGTTGGAGATCAGAAGATAGGCTTTCTATACGTTCTAAATGGAACAATATATGTATGTTATAAAGATCTTAGTCTAGGTGGATTTGCCATTGGTTATTTATCAGGACGAACAGTGATACCATTGCGATATTTTAATGGGACATTACCGGACCATAGACAAAAAACATTATATAAAAATACGATATTATTTGTCTCAAGTACGGATATATGGAGTAGCGGCGCTTCAGTTAGTCAACTACCTATTCAAATATCAAAACTAGCAGATGGAGGATATGCAACTATTGGCGGTATTGCTGCACCTTTTGGAACTCCACTTATTGCATCAACAGATGGGACAACAAACCACAGATTAGCAAAGTTTAGCGGATATGCTGTTGATTCAAATTGGAGTAGTACTTTTAAAGATTTAACAAATAAAAGAATGTTGGGGAATATACAAACGGTTGTTGTTAGCACCAAGGCGCTCGGAGCAAATGCAAGGTGTGATATAACGCTTGAAGGCAATCAAGGGGCAATAACATCAAATACATTAACTGTAAGCGGTACTGGTAACACAAGGCATGTATTTAGGACGATAAACTTAGCACCGGCCGAAGATGTGAGGGTAGTTATAAGCTACGCAAACGGAAATGCAACAAATGACTGCCCAATCAGAAAAATATCATTACTAGGAAATTTTATTGAAAGATAATTATGTCAAAAGTAAAAGACCTATCATCAAAGATGAAGTTAGATCCCGCAGAAGTGGAGCTCAGTTTTCCATCAACAGATCGTCCTATGGGCGAAAAACTAGGAGGTCTTGAAATGTATTCCAATACTTTTAAACGTGGCTATGGTGATGCTGTTTTTGGATCTGATAGCAATGGCATATGGTTAGGCAAGGCCGATTTTGACGAGTCTCCATTTAGAGTGGATATGGATGGCAATATGACAGCTACCTTGGCAGATATAGTCGGATCTATTTCAGGAGGTACTATAGACATTGGTGGAGCAGATGCAACATCCTTTCATGTAGACGTAGATGGAAATATATGGTCCGGTTCTTATGCCTATGCGACGGCTCCATTTAAAATATCAAGTGCCGGAGCGGTTACGGCGTCAAACTTAGTTATTACAGGTGGGAGCATAAGCGTAGGTACTAGCGCATTTCATGTTGACACCGCTGGAAATATGTGGTGGGGAGCTTCAACAACATATGCAGGTGCAACAATCAAAATATCCAGTGCTGGATCTATAAATTTTACAAGTGGTACTTTCTCCGGAACGTTATCATCCGCAGCTGGAACACTTGGATCGATTACTTCAGGACTTTTAACAATAGGAGGAGTAAACATTGTGGGTAATGGAATGGTATTGGATAATAATTATCAGATAGCTTTTTATAAAAACGGTAATGTGAATTTAGATGGATCTATATATAAAGATGGTTCTAATAACCTCCATATGATTACACTTAATGCAAAAGTTCTTCTCACATCTTATACAGACGAAGTTCAGCTATATTCAAATAATGGAAAAGCTCTATGGTGTGACACATCTCAAAAGACTCATGTTAATAGCCCTCTGTATGTTGGTGGAACACCCAAAACGGCTGTTGTCCCAACGTCTGAAGGTTACAAAGCCCTATACTGCGTGGAGTCTCCAGAAGTTTGGTTTATGGACTTTTGTGATAGTAAAGACAATATAGATTCTCTATACTTGGAGGCAACAGAAGGGGAAATGAAATTTATTAAATTAGATGGGGGTGGTTATCAGGTTTGGAGGAGGAGAAAGGGCCATGCTGGAAAAAGATTTGAAGATAAGACCGAGGAAGAGTTTGATAAAAATAATAAGTTCTGGGCTACACCTACAATATAACATGAGAACAAAAAAAGAAACAAAAGCTCACATTAAAAATACTTTATCGCAAATGGATATATTGATGGAAAAGATACAGCGAATAGAAGATGAGAGAGTAAAAAAGGACAAAAAAGACAAAAAAGTAAAAAATAAAATAGAAAGTTTAACGTTAGAAAATTGATATAATAACATATGGCAGTAATAAACGGAAATTTAGCTGATGGAAAACCAATGCAATACGGAGCATATTACAATGGCCAAGCATTCGATGGAAACAAGTTGCTACCTGCTGGAGTTGATTTTAAAGGCAACAAGGTATCAGATGAAGTAATTGCACAAACAAATCCGGATAATGTCTCCTATATAAATAATCAGATAAAAGCGAATCAAATACAAGCTCCAGTATCCGTTCCTACCTCTTCAGGGTCGCAAGATAGCTTGGTGTCTTCATTGTCTGCAAATGTAGACAAATCAAGGGCAGCAATGGAATCGATACTACAAAAACAAAAAGAAGAAAATGATAAAAAACTTGCAGAACTGAGAGCAAAAGAACAAGAAACATTAACAAAAGTTGGAGAGTTGACCACACCATTTAGAGAAGAACTAGAAACAGCAGAACGAGAAAGATTATATATAAACGAAAACTTTGAAGCAAATCAATCACTTGCAAGAGAATTAGACTCTCTCCTTACAGAGGGAAACGATCTTATTAAACAGCAACGAGAAGTTACCGGACTATCAGCAATTAGAAATCCACGTATTCAAAAAACGATGGATGATGTAGCTGCACGCGCTGGAGTTATTGAGGCCGTTATTAATGTTCGTAATGGCCAGATTGCACAAGCTGAAACGCTCATTGATAGATCTATAGGCGCTATTACAGCAGATAGACAAGATAGGCTCAAATATTATGAAACTATATTGAATTTGAATAATAGAGACATTATTTCTCTTGATGCAACTGATAAGAGGATAGCAGAAGATCAAGTTGGTATCGCTAAAACGTTCCTTGATAGTGCTATTGAAACATCAGACTATTTCAAGCAGCTCATGATTAATCCGGCAACCGCGTCACTTCTAGGACAGGCCGGAGTTAAGCTAACTGATACGCCAGAACAAGTAAGTGTCAAACTTGCAAATGCTGAGTACTCAAATGAAGTTCGAGATCTTACAAATGAAATGGCAACGTCCGGAGCAAAGATGATAACAAATCCAAGCTCTGTAGCTTCAGATAGACTCGTTACACTCACTGATTCAAGAGGACAGCAGTATTACTTTGAAAAAGAAGCAAAGGCGCCAACAACAACAGATATAGTAAACGACTTTATGTCTGGTTTAGAAACGCCAACAACTACCACGACAACTACAAACAGAAGCGTTACAACAAGTCAAAAGCCACAATTTACTCCATCACAAGGCGTGGGATATATATGGGTTGATCCAACAACCGGATCAATGTGGCAATTTACAAAGAGTGGCTGGACAAAATTATTATAATATATGATAAAACAAAATAATCTAATAACACCAATAATATCCCAAGAGGATAATGTGGGAGATAAAGAAAAAAAGGATATGGAGAAAAATGGATCATTTAGTATAGCTCCAGAAGATAGATCTATTGCAGAGGCAGCAAAAAAGAATGGATCTAGTATGCGCCAAATTTCAGAGGCTCTTGTTGAGAGAAAAAGAATACTAGCGAATAAAGAAGCACGCGGAGAGACTACCGATACACAAGCAGCTCCAGATATAGCTTGGGAGGATTATTTGGGCGCAGCTGAAAGCGCAGCTGGGATGACACTGAACGAAAATCAACAACAAGAATTGAAAGCTCAATATGACGAAAATGTTTTACAAGGACCGGAAATGCCAGCATTAGAAGATCAAAGTTCATCTTATGACCCATTTGGTGGCAGAAGTAAGCAGGAAGTGATAAAGCTTGCATATAGCAAAGGAATCCGGACTGTTACCGCTTTAAAACAGATCGAAGATGTCTATGATATGGTTTCTGGACTTGATTCAGGAGCAGGAGACTTTACAACAACCGAACAGAAAAAACTTGAGCAAGCTAACTTACTTCAAGCCACAAGAAAAGAGCAATTAGACTATCTATACAAGCCAGCAAATACCGATGAAGAGGATATGCAATTATTAATTGATAGCTTGTCTGGATCTTAATAACTATGGCTATTCCCAACCATGAGCAGATAATAGCAAGTCTTGGAAAAAAAAATAATATAGCCGACAAGCAAACTAAGCAGCCATTATCATCTCAAAAAACTCTACTTCCGACGCACACTGAAATATTAGCCAGTATGAACAAGGCTCCAACTCCAGTTGCTCCAGTGCCTCAATCATCCCCAGTCTCTCTATCTACTCCAATTGCTTCAAATATTCCGGTTACTAGACAGACTCAACAAACACAGCAACCACAAAACACAAGCTTTTTAGATAAGACAAAAGGAGCAATAGAGTATGGGAAAAATCTCGCACAGGAAGTAGGAAAAGCGTTCCCGTACGGAGCAAGGCAGATGGTGGATAAGACTAAAATTGGACTAGGTGTCGGGATAGATGTCTTAAATAGGACAGGAGCAAATCCATATCTACATGGTGCTAATTTTAATTCACCAGAATATAAAGACCTACCATCATTGAGCAAGGCCGGAGTTAATGAGGATTTATACAATGTTCTAGCTAGAACAAAATCATCAGTGGCAAAATCCAACATAACAACAGAAAGATTTAAAAAAAGTATTCTTGAAAGTGGAATGCAGGGTGTAGAAAAAACTGAACAGGAAATGAATAAAAATATTGGAGCTATAGAAGACCATGGAAGCTTTACCGAAAATCTCAAGGATCCAAAATGGGTGGGGAGAATGTTATCTGTAAACGTACCTAGCTTTCTCGTATCACTTGGAATTGGAGCAACAACAACAGCAATATCTAAAAATCCAGTGCTTGGTTATGCAGCGGGCTTTGCTCCATCATACCTACAGAATGCAGGAGACGTATACGGAGAAGCTAAAAATTCCGGAGCAGATGAAGAGACAGCTATTAAAACAGCCAACCTAGTCGGAACTATTAATGGGGCGCTTGACACAATTGGTATTAGCAGCATTCTTAATAAATTTGGAGGAGATGAAGCAATAGGATTTACTGTAAAACAAATATTAAAAAACATGGCGGTATCTATTCCAGAGGAGGGAATCACTGAAGGAATGCAGCAGGTTGTTCAAAATTCTGTTGCCCAAGTTTACTACGATCATAAAAGAGACGTATTTGCAGGCGTACCAGAATCAGCATTCTTTGGGTCAATAATGGGAGCCGGAGGATCAGTCGCTACAGATATAGCGATGGGATCAGCGCAAGCATATGCAAAACTCCCGAGAGATGTTAAAGAGGGAGGATATCTAAGTACAGATATATACAAAACTAAAATTGAAAATTCATTACAAAATGCTAAAACAGCAGAAGAGGGCGCACAAATAATAAAACAAGAAACAGATAGAATTATAAGTACAGCTAAAAATCCTAATGATCTTAAAGCTCTCAAAGCAGCACTCAATAAAATTGTAAATGAAGGTGTTGGCACATCGGGTAATTGGAAACAAGACTACTATATAAAAAATGTAGAAGTATTTGGGAATACAGACAATTTACATCTTAATGAGGCGGTCAATCAAATTGAACGTATTGATGATATTCTCTCAAAAGGAAACATAAAACCAAAAGTAGACCCTACAGAAGCCTACAGGAATAGTTTACAAAAGAAGAATGCATTGGCTAAAGAGGCTCGAATTGCTGAGTATAATAAAAATCGACCATCCGTAGTACAGGCTAATAGAACTTCTTACGATGATTTTATCAAGGGAGTAGAAGAATTTAGTGCTAAAGAATTTAAACAACCTACATTGAAGGTTAAGACAGACCCAACAGAAGCCTTGAAGGTGGAGGCTCGAAAGTACAAGAGTGCGGAGGAGTTTGTGAAAAGTCAAAAAAGAAAACTACCAGTGAGAGGTGAGCCAGTAATTGGGACAGAAGAATTGTCAAATAATAATTTGAAACTATATCTTGACGATATAAATTCGCAACAAATACAAGAGAGAATAGGAAAAGAGGTTGTAAAAAAACGAGTCAATAATGTTGTTGTGACCAAAGGAGAGTTTGGGGGCGGTAGATATTTATATAAAGATTCGAATGATAGGATTATTGGTGCTTTGAATTATACAGGGAATAGTGAAAAAGGTTTTGTTTTATCAAATATATATACAAGTCCCAACTTTAGGAATAAAGGCATTGCGACAAAACTTCTTGCATTAGCTAAAAAAGACATGCCAAATATAGAAGTTGACAGTAGCCTAACCAAAGAGGGTGCTGATTTCTTAAAAGTCAAAACCAAATCCCAACTCACCGACATATGGAATAAGGCTCAAAAGACCACTCCTCAAGCCGTTGCTACAAAAACAGATGAAGCCAAAATAGACCAATACAACAAGAAGTATAAAGACCAACTATTAAATACGGATAATGTTCGGGAATTATACACCTCTGAAGGCTATAATCGGACAAACTCTGCAGAATTTCACAAAAGGTCTTCTAAATTAGCCAACGAGATATTTAAACGACAAGTGGCAAAACTTAAGCCAAACGATAATTACTTGTTCATGGCCGGAGCAAGTGGAACAGGAAAGTCAACAGCGATAAGTAAATACTCAGATATTACGAGCGATTTAGCAGGTGGGCTTGACGGCAACTTTTCATCGGGCAGCTCATTAAAAAAACTAAATAAAGTAATAAAGACCGGAGCTAATGTTCGAATAGCTTTTGTATATAGAGAGCCAATGGACTCTTGGAATAATGGAGTTGTCTCTCGAGCAATAAATCCGACAAACGGACGAGTTGTACCCCTTGAAGTATTTTTAGACAATCTGGAAGGTTCTCCAAAAACTGTTCTTAAAGCGCATAGAAGGTATGGAGACAAGCTAGATATACAAGTTATTGACAATAGCAAGGGAAAGAATAATGCCGTATTAGTCGATTACCCAATTGAATTTTTGGAGAAAATAGAGTATAATATGAGTGATGTTAAAGAAAAGACAAGGCTCTACACAGAGAGCAAAATCAAAGATGGAACGATCAGTGAAGAAACAGGAAAGGCTCTCTTGGGCAAAGAAACTGGTAAACAACCTCAACAAAAACGTCAAAAACAACAACAACCCTCTGTAAGCTCTACTACAAAAGAAACTACATCAGACAGCGTTATCGAAGATATAAAGGATGGATTTGAAGGTGGGAGAAAACTACGAGATAGCGCACAGAATGATTTAAAAGGCACAAAATCTCAAAGATTGAGAACAGAGCTTGTAGATAGATTAACCCCTATTTTTGACTTTGTAAATAAAGCCGCTAAACAACTACCAACAGAAAATAACCCATATAGAAAATTAAGACTACTTGCTGGAGTATCAGGCAAAGTTGAAGCATTTTTAGAAACAAAAGTAGCCCCAATACTAAAATCAGAAAAAGATAGACAGGGCGACTTATCAGCTCTCCTTGTCCTAGAACGAGAACAAGAGCTTGTGGTAGACCGAGGGCTCAAAAGAAAAAGAAATATTAAACAAATAGAGCAGGGCATATCAGAACTAAAAGCAAAATATGGCGATGCTGGATTTAAAACACTTCAAGAATCAGCAAATAAACTAAGAGCAGTTGGTAATGAAATGCTCGATATGCTACACTCTGCCGGAATTATAAGCGACGCTTCATTCAAAGAAATTAGAAAAAATAATCAATTCTATACTCCAATGGAGGCGATTGAGCATATAGCGGATAATCTGGAGAAAGGAAGATATGGCTCGGGCAACTCGTATAACGTAGCAAGCCAAGACGTAGTGAGAGCAATAAAAGACTATACAGGAGAGGTTGGCGACCCAATAGAGGCGCTTGTTCGTAAAATACCAAAGGTTATGGCGCTTGTTGAAAAGAATGCTGCTATAAAGTCCCTAACTGATATGAGAAAGCAGTACCCAAGCGTATACAGAGACACTATCATTCCTGTCAAGGGCGATCACGTTCCGAAAGGAATGGGAACAATCAATGTATTCGAGAATGGAAAAAATGTAAAGTATGCAGTGCCAGAAGTTATTGAGTCTTCTATAAAAAATCTTGATGCCGAAACTTCAGGAATATTAATAAAAACCCTTTCTATACAAGCAAAGATATTAAGAGCAGGAGCCACAGGCTTGAACATCGCTTTTATTCCAGTAAATATAATACGAGACATGCAGGACGCTTTGACAACAGAATTTAGCGAAAAGGGCGCAAAAGCAATGCTTAAGTTTCTCGGCTCATATCCTCAAGCAATATTTGAAGCAGCAAACAAAGGAGAATTATATCAAGAGTGGGCAAAATCTGGAGGGCTGCAATCAACCTTGACTGAGCAGATATTTAAAAGAACTACAAAAACTGTTGCGGAAATGAGTGGCCAAAGGAGCATGGTAAAAGAACTAATTAGCAGTCCTGTAAAACTTATTGAATTTGCAAATAGAGTAGGAGAGCAATCAACAAGAATTGCAAGATTTAAAGCGGGGATAGAATCTGGAGAGAGTAACGTCGAAGCTGCTTTCAGGTCTCGCGACGTATCTATTGATTTTGCAAAGTCCGGAACTGTAATAAAGACATTTAACCAAGCTATACCATTTTTAAATGTAGGAATACAAGGAACTGAGAAGTTGGTGAGATTATACAAAGATAATCCAAAAGGAGCCATTATAGCAACAAGTGTTATGTTTGGAATGCCAACCGTATTGCTATATATGCTTAATAGTAGATTTGAGGACTTTGACGACATACCAAGATCAGAACGTGAAAACAACTGGATATTGATAGCGAGAGACCGCACACAAGAAGAGATAGACAACGGCGATGACGTCATTGGATTTAAAATACCAAAAGGATTTTTAGGCAGGATGATAGCAAATACACTTGATTCTTCTATGGATTTTATGAGAGAAAAAGACCCATCTACTTTTGGAGAAGCAGCGCTCAGTACTTTGTCCGGATTGTCTCCTATAGGCATTCCATACAATAAACAAGAGCGAGGCAGGACCTTATCTTCAGTCCTTCCGCCATGGATTCAAGCTACAATAGAGGGAGTTACAAATACTAATTTATATTATGGATCAGCTATCGTTCCAAGAAGTTTGCAAGGAGTAAGTCCAGAAGAGCAATACAGAGATACAACTCCTGAAGTTTATAAAAAATTAGGAAAAATAACAAAGCAATCACCGCTTATCATGGAGAACACAGTAAACACAACAACTGGAGGACTCGGAAGACAGCTTGCAGAACTTGTTTCAGGAAATTTCGTAAAAGGGACAATGGGTCAGATAACTCGTAGATTCTCCGGCGTTAGAGGAGGAAAGAAAAACAACAAAGAAGTTGACCAGATATTTGACAAAATAACTGAAGGCAAAACTGATTCTCTATTAAAAAAAAGAGCTGCAGAAAGTCTATATGAAGAGATTAAGGGGAAGCCGCGGGAGATTGTCAAAGCCAAAATACTTGAAGCAGCCAAGGAAGACCCCGAAGTTGTCAAAAGACTTAAGGACACAATGGAAGAGAAGGCATTAGGCTTAACATACAAAGAGCGTAGTATAAAACAACTAGGAGTAACAAACGGCAACAGAGCTGAATATATATTTGAAGAGCTTAAAAAGATAGACTCAAAAAAAGCAAAAGCCGCGTATATAAAAAGTCTATACACAAAGAAGATCTTAACAGGTGAAGTAATAAAGCAACTCGCAGCATTAGCAGCTGAAGAAAAAAACAGCAATTAATCGTATTTTACAATTCCCATAAAGTGAAATTGTAGATACGACAACCAAGAGAAAAAAAATGCGACTGCGATTGATTCAGACAAAGAAGCTTCAAACAACAAGTGGTAAAGCCACGATATAAACAAGACTCCTAAAAAATAACTTACATACTTCATATATACAACTTATATTATCATAATGTTATAATGATTACATGAAAAAAAAGGGAGCGCCATTTGGCACAGTAAATAATCCAGAAGGCAAGGGGGGATTCGTAGAACACCCAGAAAATAGAGGTTCCGGACGATGGAAAAAAGAAGACTCCATAGGGGAACAATACAACATGTTAATTAGACTCACAGCTGCGCAATTTTCAAAGTGGGAGACAGATCACCCAGAAGATGAAAGGACTGTAGCCCAAGACCTCGCATACGCTTCAGTTAGAGAAGCAAGAACAGACCTTAAGTACCTTGTTGAAGTAACAGATCGTACAGAAGGTAAGGCTCCACAGAAAATAATATACGATGGTGAGTTAACAAATAAATTTGATGATGAACAAATCGACAGAATTGCCAGTCGTCTCTCAGAAAGAAAAAGAGATGATGGTGGTACACCAAGCGAATAAATATCTTATTGATTTTGCTATAGCCATTGACCCAAAGTATCAAGATACATGGTTTCATGAAACTATTGCAACAGTCTTGCAGTCTTCACTTGAAAAAGTTGAAAGAGGAGAAGACGCCCGCGTTATAATACAGACCCCCCCACAGGTTGGAAAAAGCTACACCGCAACACAAATGTTTCCGGCATGGTCTCTAGGACATCATCCAGAATGGCCTGTCATTGTAGGCTCATATTCAAGCGATCTTGCCACAAGATTTGGACAGGACACAAGGGACATAATGCAATCAGAGAGATACAGGACAATATTCAGTGCAAGATTGAGACAAGATACAAAATCAAAGGGCTACTGGAAAACAGGAGATGGGGGAAGTTATACCGCAGTTGGAGTAGGGGGAGCAATAACCGGAATGGGATTCAAGATAGGAATAATCGATGATCCTTTTAAAAACAGAGAGGAAGCCAACTCGAAGGTTATTCGTGATTCACGCTGGGATTGGTATAGGTCCACGTTCTACACACGACAGAGAGGCAATACAGCCATTATTATAATAAACACCCGCTGGCATACTGATGATCTAGTGGGAAGGTTAATTAAACAGCAAGAAGATGACGAGAGAAATGGTGTTGAGAACTATGATAAGTGGGCAGTCGTTACATTTCCGGCAATAGCTACAGAGGACGAACAGTTTAGAAAAAAAGGTGAGGCGCTCTGGCCTGAGAGATTCCCAATAGAGAAGTTAAAGAAAACAGAAGCAGCTCTTGGACCTTATGAATTTGCTGCATTATATCAGGCAAATCCTATTACATCTGCCAATCAAGAGTTCAAAGAGGAATGGATGAAAACTCGTTCATGGTCCGCAGTGGAGGTGCTTAACACGCGCAAATTTGCTACTTTAGATCCCGGCGGAAAAAATCTTGAGAATGATGATACTGGTATTGTTCGCAACTATGTAGATCAGGAAAACAATTGGTATATCAAAGCTGTCGGAGTACATATAGATTCTGCCGAGCTTATAAACATTGTGTTTCAGCTTCACGATGAAGGATTTGAAAAAATAGGTATTGAGGAGACTGTTTACTTAAAAGCCATAGAGCCATTTTTTAAAGATGAATGCAGGAAGAGAGATAAGTTTCCAAATATTATTCCCCTCAAACATGGCGGGAGGAATAAAGAGGTTAGAATACGCGGGCTTATTCCAAGGTATTCAACCGGCTCTGTATTTCATATAGAGGGTGAATGTAAAGATCTCGAAGATCAATTAGTTGTATTTCCAAAAGGATCAAAAGACGACGTCATTGACGCATTGGCGTACCAAAATGACATAGCAGAAAAGCCTGTAAGTGAGTATCAAAGAGCTATAGTGAGACACGAAAGAAAGGAAAGAAAAGCATCTATAGAACGTAAACATGGATTATGATATAATTTATTTATGCTTTCAGATAAATTAGTTGAGGAAATAAAAGACAGCAGATACTACAAAGAATTTGAAGAATATCTTATTTCCAAGATATACGAACTCGACACCGTCGATGGAATGAATAAACTTTCAAATGAGCAAGCCGGAGAAGAATCCCGAGTGCGTGAAAAATCAATCATGATGCTAGAGTCAATACTCTCTCCATTTGTAAGAAATGCAAAGAAAATAGAGTACACAAAGGAACAAATTAGAGACGCAGAAAAAAGACGCGGACTATGACATGACTTATGAACAATCAAAGTACTAAAAACCAGATCAGAGTTTTTTTAGAAAAAGCAGTTGAAGAGGCTAAAAATCCAGACTTAAAAGATCTTCTCAAAAAGAAAAGATTGCTCAGATCAAAAAAGGTATCAAAACGTTATGGTTTATGATAATATAAATATATGCAAATAACTAAAAAACAAGCTCTCGATCTTTACGAATGCCTTAATAGTCTTGGCGACCTTTCTGGCGTACGGTTTAGTTATGCAGTAGCAAAAAATATTTCTAACCTTCAAGCTGAAATAGAATCCCTTAAAAAAGCTTATATTCCTTCTAAGGAATATTCAGAATATGACAATAAAAGAGTGGAACTTGCAAAGTCTCATTCGGTTAAAAAGGATGGAGTACCGGAAATTATTATAAGAGAGGGCGCTCAAGTATACAATATTAAAGATCAAAATAAATTCGATCTTAAGCTTATTGAGTTGCAAGGAGAATATAAGCAAGTAATAAGCGATAGAGAAAAGCAGATGAAAGAGTTTTCGGCTATTTTAGAAGAAAAAATAGACGTGGACCTCCAGATGATAAAAACAAGTGATATACCAGAAAACATAAACACGAAACAAATGACAGGAATACTCATTTTAATTAAAGAAGATGAGAGTAAGACAATTAATTAATATTTATTTTATATATGAAATACAAAGACATGCAAAAAAAGGCAGCTGCGCTAGGAATAAAATCAGTTGGAATATCAGCTGAAGAGCTTAAAAAATTAATAACTGAGAGCGAAGAGACATCTCCCGCAGAAGAGACAAAAGGTAAAGAGAAAAAAGAGACACCGAACACAGCGCTAATTATGAACGGAATGCACGAAGTAAGACGATACACCCTTGAGGTTCATGGAAAAGAATTTAAAGATTTAGCGGAAGAATTTATTATTGGACGTAAAAACTATACAGTCGTACTTAAACATTTGAAAAAAGGTATGAGTTGCCCAGCTTGTGGACACCTTATTGATAGTGTAGTATAATAATCACAATTTAGTAAAAGCATTGTAGACCCTTGGCGTTATAGTTAGGGGAAGAGTTGCTTACAATGCTTTCTCTTCTCCAAACCATACCGCCAAACAGGCGGTTTTTTAGTATAAGCTCGCTCGCTTAAAATTAGAGCAAAAAACAACGTCCTATGGACAAAGAAAATAAAGACCTCGAAGTGTCACCCGAGGAGCAAAAAGCTGAAGAGGAGGCAAGTAAGGAAGTTAATGTTGACGAGCTGAGAGAGAAACTCGCAGAAGATTTGGGAATTGATCCTGAAACTGAAGTAGAGCTGCTCAATAAACTTGTTGACAGGGAAAAATCCCAACGTGAAAGATTATCTGGAGCCATAAAGCAAAAGATAAGCTGGAGGGAAAAAGCCAAACAATTTCCTGCAAATTCGACGGGTAATCCGGCGAAAGGTGTTACACCAAATAAGGATGTGTTATTAAACTCGGAAGAGTTGGTAGACCAAAGAGTTAAAAGTATTCTAGAACAGAGAGACCTTGAAAGTCTCAACCTTCCAGAAGAACTTAAGTCTGAAGTTAAAGACTTTGCCAAGCTAAAAAACATATCGGTAAGAGAGGCGTCTCAACTTCCATATATCCTTTCGAGGAAACAGGAAATTGAAAAGGAGGCGCGGATTCAATCTGCAACTCCTAGACGATCGAGCAAGGGAACTTATACACCAAGCTTTGACCCATCGAAGCCACTGGACCCAGCAGATTTCGATTTTAATTCTCCAGAAGGAATTAAACAATGGAATGACGCAAAGGCGGCGAAGGCAAAAGCTAGGGCATAACAACCGGACCTCCCCGATCTTGCTATAGTATTTATTATTTTATTTTTTTAAATATGGACGACGCAAGAAAAGAATTTTGGGGAGACCTACAAGCCGATCTGTATGTGAAAAACACAGCAGTTTATTTGGCCAATCAATCCCTAGAAAATATAATTAGTTCAAATGGATATAAGGCACATAAGCCTATCCTATCTCACCCACAAGTTGGGACTTACACTCCTCACAGTGATATTGATTTTGATACAAAAACAGCAACAAAGCAGACGCTTACTGTTGACACGTTTGAGTATGCGGCAGAAGATATCGATATCACAGAAGAGGAACAAACTCCTTACAACCTCCTTGAGCACTCATTAATGTCAATCCGAAAAGGACTGAGCAACACTATTGAGCAGAAATTTCTTTCAGAACTTTCAAATGCAAGTCAAACTATTTCTGGATCACCTGTAACGGTGTCTTCAGCAAATATTCTTGACATCCTTGAAGAAGCAGAAGGAAAACTTGGAGCTTTTGATGCACCTTTTGAAACAGCAATGCGAGCAATCGTATTAGGACCTAGAACTGTTGCAAAACTTCGCAGAGCAAAAGGAGAACGTGAAACATCACTTGGTGATTCAGTACTAGCAAATGGTGTTGTTGGACCTTGGAATGGATGGACTGTTGTTCAAAACAACAACCTACCATGGACTGGCTCATTATTAATTGATGCTCAACCATCTGAAGGCGATACGGTTACTATTTCAGGAGTAACATTTACTTTTAAAGCTTCCCCAACAGTTGCAGGAGATGTAGATATTGCAGCAGCAGCAACAGCTCGCGCAAATCTTAAGGCCGCAGTAGAAGGTGGAGCCGGCGCAGGCAGTGCATATATCGAACTCGCAGCGAGAGATATATTCATGCTACGCAGAAAGCGCAGAGTAACATGTACTTCAGCTGAAACAATGGTATTCTCCGGTTTTGGTGACATATCTGTCTCAGAAGCTCTCACAGACAGTACGAACGTCTGGAGTTCTCTACAACAGACCTCGTCATTTATGACAAGAGGAGCTATTGACTTAGTGGTACAGTTCATGAAAATTGATGTAGGCGACAAAGAAAAAGGATTTGCAAAACTACCAAAAGGCGTTATCGGCGTAGGAGCTGAGACGTTTAGCGATGGAGCAGATCTTATGGTTAGTCTAACTCAAGATGCAAGTGGATTCTAATTACAAGTAAGTGAATACGGGTTGAAAATTCCTCCTCCCGCTCAGGGGAAACTCTAGGCGGGGGGAACACCCACGAAAGGAAAAAATATATGAAAGTTTTTAATCGAGCAATAAAATTAGCAGGCCATAATAGGACCATTAATTCCATTGCTGTTAAAGTATTGGAATATGATGGTGACGGAAATATCCTGAAAGCTTCAGGTACTACTGTTCCAACCGCAGATTCAGTCGGTTTTGCAAAAGAGTGTCTTTTTATAAAGACGGATGCTGCTGATGGAACAAAAGGATTATACTCAAATCAAGGTACTACTCTTCTGTCCGATTTTAATTTAGTCGGAAGCGTTGATGCAGCCGAAATAGCAATGGCAGATGGAACGATGCTTGTAGGTAATGCTTCAGCAATAGGCGTAGCAGTTACGATGAGTGGAGATGTTACAATAACTAATGCTGGAGTGTCTGCTATAGGGGCAGGAAAAGTATTAGGATCAATGTTGGGGCTAGGAACGTCTGGGTCCCCTCTTGCTCATACAGCAGTTGCAGACAAGGCTTACTCTGTATATACCACACAATCATCTACAGATGCTGGGACATCATACGAACCGGTACTATTCAGTACTGTTTTAACAGGAGTAGGACAAGTTGGCGGTCGTGTAAAAGCGATTATGACAACTAATGTAGCTCTTGGCGGATGGGCCAACGCTCTTAAAGGAGAGGTCTCATTCGGAGCAGCCGGTAGAGTAACTGGACTTGCTTCAGCAGTAGTTGCTGAAATGACTTTACCAAGTGCAGCTCTTACGACTGGAAATTATGCAGCCTTAGAACTAGAACTTAATTTGCCAGCCAGCTTTACTACAGGTGCAGGAACTCCAACAGCATTTCAATACATGTCTGTTCAGGGAGACGCAGTAGCAGAGATGGACACAAATGGATATTTGTTTATACTGAATGGTTTGACCCCAGCAGCTGGGAAACTATTTCAAACAAATACAGCAGCTGATGCAACACACGCATTAAGAGTGTTAATAGGCGGAACAGCTTATTACATTATGTTGACGAGTGTTACAAGTAGTTAATTTCACATAGTTTTGGAGGGTTCTATATAAAAACCCTCTACAACGTTGTAATTTAAAAAAAATAATATGTTTAGAAAAGACGCAAATAATAGAATAAAATATACAGCAGAAAATCTATCTACATTAAGCTTGACACCAAGTGTCACCGCTCTAGCAAGGACAGTTGACGCGACTATATCGGCCACAACCGAAATAGTATTCAACACATCCACAACATATATAAGCGTATATGCAATAGCAAAAGACATATATCTTAAATGGGGAGCAGACGATGTCACAGCATCGAATTTTGACGAGGTTATTATTGCAGGACAACAGAAGAACTTTATTGTTCCAGATAGTATTACTGCTGCTAACTTTATTGAAAGAGAAGCAAGTGCAACGTTGATAGTTATTGAAAAATAACATGTCATGGGAAACAAAAATAAAGATAGAGCAGCAAGGGGATGACGAGGAAATTCATACTCCAGACGGCAGTCAAATTCTTGTTGGAGTTGACGAAGATCAAGTATTACTTTATCAAGAAGGTTTTAACAATTGGGAGCTAAAGGCAAAAGTGGAGGCATAAATAAATGACAAAATTACTCAGCAATCTAGCAAAAGGACAATGGCTTATTGGAACAGCCTATACCATAGGGGACATTGTAGACAATAACAGTTCCTCATATGTTTGCATTGCAAATAGCACAGGTGACGAGCCTCCAGACGTTACATATTGGGCGCTTCTATCTTCAGGGATCGAATGGCAGGGGCCATGGTCCGCAGGAACATATACATATAAACAAGCAGTTGAAAACAATGGCGTTGCATGGATTTGTAATGCCGCATCTACTACAGAAGAACCAACAGGAACGCCTACTGATTGGGACACATTAGCAGAAAAAGGCGATACTGGTGTTAAGGGTGATACTGGCCCTACAGGGAGCAAGGGAGACACAGGCTTCAAGGGAGATACCGGAGACAAAGGCGACACAGGCGCAGATTCAACCGTTAAGGGTGATACCGGAGTTAAGGGTGATACCGGAGCTGCAAGTACAGTCAAGGGAGACACTGGAGACAAAGGGGACACCGGAACTGCTGGAGACAAAGGTGACACTGGTACGAAAGGCGATACTGGAGCCGATAGTACCGTTGCTGGTGATACTGGCATTAAAGGTGACACCGGAGCGGATTCAACGGTTGCTGGCCCGAAAGGAGATACTGGTTCTAAGGGTGACACAGGGGCTCAAGGAGTTGCTGGGGCAGGTGTTAATTGGTTAGGAGCATGGAGCAGTTTAACTACTTATTCTATAGATGACGGTGTTTCATATAATAATTCTTCGTACATTTCAAATCAAAATACTAATCTTGATCATTTGCCAACAGATACTGATTGGTGGGATATTTGGGTAGCTCAAGGTGTAAAAGGCGATACAGGTATCAAAGGTGACACCGGAGTAACTGGATCGAAGGGGGACACGGGTGCTGATTCCACCGTTGCTGGCCCGAAGGGTGACACAGGTACAGCAGGAGCAAAGGGTGACACCGGAGATGGAAACTTTTTAGTCAATCAAGTTTTTAGTTAAAAATTATTATAAAAATATATGGCAACAGTAGTAAAAAGAAAATTATCAGGATCTACAGACGGGAAACAAATTAAAGTCGTTGCAACCGCAACAGCAGGAACTACTATCCACACCGCAGTAGCAGGTACTACAGCAGGGACATTTGATGAGATATGGTTGTATGCGGTTAATTCTTCGGCGAGTGATGTTAAATTAACGATAGAATGGGGAGAAGCAACAGCGCCAGATGGAAATATTGAGTCAACGATAGCGGCAGAATCAGGTCTTGTGCTTTTAATTCCGGGACTTATTCTTCAAAATGAAATGGTTGTTAAGGCTTTTGCAGGAACAGCAAATGTTATTACAATTAGTGGATTTGTTAATTCAATTACGGACTAATTATAAATTAACCATGATAAAAAAAACACTCTCTACAAAACAAGTCTTTTCATACGCAAATAGCACTGGTTCAGTGACTCTTTCATTTGAGCTATCAGATGATAAAAGACAGGTAGGGGACTTTTTAGAATTACTAGATGGAGCGATAAAAGATGTCAAAAAGTTAGAAAAATCAATAAAATAATATGGCATTAACACTTGAAATTCTTTTAATCGGTGGAGGAGGCTCTGGTGGTGGAGGAAACGCGGGAGTTGCTCACGGTGGTGGTGGCGGTGGTGGTGGTTATCTTGAAGGAAGCCAAGTTATAACTGTTGGAGCATATCCTGTTGTTGTAGGAGCGGGAGGAGTAGGAGTTGCACAATTAGCACAGGGAAATAATGGACAAAATTCAACCTTTAATAGTCATACTGCAAACGGAGGTGGTGGCGGTGGTGGAGCTGTAAATACTGCTGCTAAAGATGGAAAAGCTGGAGGTTCGGGAGGTGGTGGAGGTGGTAATTTTACAGGAGCGGCTGGAGCTGCAAATCAAGGGAGCTCATCTCCTTTAACTGGATATGGAAATAATGGAGCGGCTGGAGCTCCAACATCAGTATCAGGTGGTGGTGGAGGAGCAGGGGGAGCTGCTTCTGGAATGACTGGAGGAGTAGGAAAAAGCTCTTCTATTTCAGGCTCAGCAGTTACCTATGCCGCAGGGTCTACTGGAGATAAAATAGGGGACAGCGCAGCAAATAGCGGGGATGGCGGCAGTGGAAATGCTGCTTATACGACATCAAAAGCAGGAGGTTCAGGAATTGTTATACTCTCATACGTTACAGCAGATTGGGCTGGATATACAGCAACAGGTGGAACTATAACAACAAGTGGAGCTAACACAATCCATACATTTACCACAAGTGAAACATTTACAGTGCAGTCAGTTCCAGTTAATTATTTGAAATATTATCGTAGAACAAGATTTCCCGGTAGTATAACTGGAATTTAACAATAAATAAATAAAGGGGTTA